CTGGTCCGGCAGGCCCGCAGGGGCCGAAAGGCGACAGGGGAGAGCGGGGAGAGACCGGTCTGACGGGAAATGCAGGTCCACAGGGTCCAAAGGGAGATACCGGTGCGGCAGGCCCGGCAGGCCCACAGGGACCGAAAGGAGAAACAGGTGCGGCTGGCCCGGTGGGGGCAACCGGACCTCAGGGACCGAAGGGCGACCCGGGGGAGACGCAAATACGGTTCCGTCTGGGGCCGGGAAACATTATTGAGACAAACAGCAATGGCTGGTTCCCGGATACAGATGGTGCGCTCATCACCGGACTGACCTTTCTTGACCCCAAAGATGCCACACGGGTTCAGGGTTTTTTTCAGCATTTGCAGGTCAGGTTTGGTGACGGGCCGTGGCAGGATGTCAAGGGGCTGGATGAAGTGGGCAGTGATACAGGCAGAACAGGAGAATGACATGAATATACTAAAAAAACTTATGCAGCGTCTGTGTGGTTGCGGAAAGCATGATGACCGTGAACACGGGGAGTTACTTACAGCACAGCTGCGACTGGGACCGGCAGACATTCTGGAGTCAGATGAGAATGGCATTATCCCGGAGCAGGACAGGCTAATCACGCAGGTGGTGATACTGGATGCGGATAAAAAGCAGATACAGTGCGTGGTAAGACCGCTGCAAATCCTGCGTGCTGACGGGACGTGGGAAAATATTGGCGGGATGAAGTAACCCGACAGCTTCACAAAACCGGAGTCCGGCTCCGGTTTTTGTTGTCATGCCATGGTGATGTTTGTTAGGAATAATTAGATAGGTTTATTTTGAAGGTTGAAATGTATGTTATCGCCCTCTTCTATAAATTTGGGATGTTCATGGAATTCTTTAACCAGAAACCTGACTTTGCCTGATAATCGTGTTTTATCCCTCTGTAAGGGATGCTGCCGCTCACTCTGATAATGGGGCGCAAGTAAAGGTTAGCAACAGAACATATCGCGTTGTTTTAAGTGATAATAGGTTTTGCGTGACAAGAGAGAGTCATAGTGGATGTTTTACTAATATGCTGTATAGACTGGGATGGCCTAAGGGAGAGATCACCAGAAAAATTGAGGCTATGCTGAATTCATCGACAGTGAGCACGACTATAGAAAGAGGATCTGTTCGTTCGAACAGACCTGATTTACCTCCAGTGGATTATGCGCAGCCGGAGTTACCGCCAGCGGATTATACTCAGTCAGCGTTGCTGAGGCTTAGCAACAACAAATCACCCGTGCTAGGTAACGTTATTGGTAAAGATGGTAATGCTGTCGTGTATGAAGATATGGAAAATACAACAAAAGTGTTGAAGATGTTTACTATATCTCAAAGCCATGAAGAGGTGACAAGCGAAGTTCGTTGTTTCAACCAGTATTATGGTGCCGGGAGTGCAGAGAAAATATATGGCGATAATAGAGATATTATTGGTATTAGAATGGATAAAATAAATGGAGAATCGCTTTTAAATATTTCGTCCTTGCCAGCACAGGCTGAGCATGCTATGTATGATATGTTTGAGAGACTGGAAAAAAAGGAATTCTTTTTGTTGATACAACAGAAACAAATGTTTTATATGATCGTGTGAGAAATGAATTTAATCCAATAGATATATCATCTTATAATGTTTCTGATATTTCATGGAGTAGACATGAAATCATGCAATCTTATCATGGAGGAAAGCAAGATCTTATTAGTGTGGTATTAAGTAAGGTATAATATTTTTATACAGCCATATTTTTTATAATATTTATTTGTTAAGGGGGTTTTGATATGTTACCAACAAGTGGCTCTTCAGCAAATCTTTATTCATGGATGTATGTATCAGGAAGAGGTAACCCTTCGACTCCGGAATCAGTAAGTGAACTTAATCATAATCATTTTCTTACTCCTGAATTACAAGATAAACTTGATGTTATGATCTCTATATACTTAAATGCCAGAAATAGTAATGAGCTTGAGGAAATTTATCAAGAGTTAAGTGCTTTTGTAAGTGGGCTGATGGATAAGAGAAATAGTGTATTTGAGGTGAGAAATGAAAATACTGATGAGGTTGTCGGAGCACTGAGGGAGGGGATGACGATAGATGACAGGGATGGTTATATCAGGGAGCTTTTTTTTCTGTATTCATTGAAAGTAAAAATTGAGGAAAGTAGACAAGGTAAAGAAGGTTCTAAATGTAAAGTTTATGGTCTGTTATGTCCGCATCACTCTTCAGAGCTATATGGTGATCTACGAGCAATGAAATGTCTTGTGGAAGGATGCAGTGATGATTTTGATCCTTTTGATATTATTAGGGTGCCGGATCTTACTTACAACAAAGGAGCTTTACAATGTGGATGATTAGAGGGAGGTCCTGTGAGCCTGCTTATCATTTTGTGTAAACGCTTTTTTTAAAAGTGACCATCAAGGTGGCTACCAAGCTCGATTATAAAGTAGCATTGTCCATTTCTGTGATGTGGATTGCCAGCCAATCACTTTGTTTGCTGACTTGTAGTCGGGGATATCGGGGGCACCTTGCATTTCCTGACGGCGTGCTATACGACACCTCACTGTACACACGTAGTTACAAATTTACCCCAGCGCAATGGTCTCAGGAGAGGGGCGATTAATTTCATCAGATATTCTTCGTCAGAAGGTGGTGATTATCCATGATATTTGTGTATCGACTTTTTATAAGAGGTTTCTGGTCGGGATTATATAAAACTGCGGACACGTCGTATGCAAGAAGGCGCTACGGTTTTCTGATAAACCTTTCGCCAGCATCATCTGCTTCAGCCCAGTAAAAAGAGACGCGAAAAATGCACAACAGGCACCACACGTCATGCATGGATTAGGATTGCTCATAAATTCACTACTTGAGTATCAGTAATGTTAAGGGATATCAGGAAATATTTTATGAGAAAGAAAAACAGCAAACTGGTCAAAAATAACTCAAAGAAGGCTTGGAATATTCTTATTGAATTCAACGTAGTTTATTGATTTTTCGTGTATGTTTTTAAGACATTTATTCCAAGAAAAATTTATAACCTTTTGATTTTGCGATTCGGTATCATCGGTCTCGAAAACCGGAGTGGGGGCAACTCCACCGGGGGTTCAAATCCCCCTCTCTCCGCCAAAATTCAATCACTTACACATCATTAAGTCAGTGACAAAAATCACACTTGGAATTACTTGGAATATTGTCTTGGAATATTTTCAGGTAACGGGACATCAAGTGTTGGTGAAACTTTAACCTTCCTGTCATAGATTAGCACTTGCCCTTCGGTTTTGTGACCAGAGAAAAGTTGCTTATCCCGACTGCTTCCTTCATAGTCTGAAATTCCTTTCGCCTTCAGATCATGAAAGGTGAAGTCGGTTAAAATACCTGAAATTTTGCCTGCGCGATTTCTTGCTTCTACCCACATTTCGTTAAAGCCTTTGTACATATATCGGTTGCCGTATTGATTGCTGATTACATAGGCGGATGTTGGTAACTGTTTTGCTTTTTCGATCGCCGCCTGTAATCGTGGACTCCATGCTTTTATCTGTTTTTTCCCTGTTTTCCCTTGCTGGATAAAGATCCCGTCGTTTCCAATCTGCTCCCATTTCAGCGATAACACATCGGAAACCCTCGCTGCACACAGATAGGCAATTTCCATTGCGATAAAAACAGGAAGAGGTGCAACGCTTAATACTGCCTGGTATTCTTTGTCGGTTACATATCGTTCGCGGTTTTTGGCCTTGAATTTACTTACACCTGCACATGGGTTAGCCTTCACGTACCCTCGCTCATATCCCCAACTGTAAACGCGGGACATACTGCTTTTTTCATGGTTGGCTTGCGTTTTGCTCTGTTCCCCTCTTTTGTCCATGTATCGACGGATGTGTTCTGGTTTTATGGAATCCGCTGGTACCTTACCGAATACGGCAAGCAACTTTTTTTGATGTTGCAGATAATCTTTTTGTGTTCTTGGGCTAAGGTCACTGTAACAGGCGCTGGCGAGGAATTTTTCCCACAAGCGACCGAATGTCATTGCACGATCGCGATTATTTACAGTTTCCTCATACTTTTTCCATAAAGCAGCTAAACCATCCTTGATGGCGGTTAGTGTTACAGATTCTCTGGATGTTGGTTTCCATACATAACTATATTTATTTGGGTATACATTTGGAGGTAATTTTTCGTGTTCAGGATTTTTCCTTCGTCTTCCCATCAGATCGCACCAAAATTCGGCTCTACCTCGCGTGGTGGTAAAGTTTTATTGCAGGTAAATAGATCCCGGCTGACAATCGGTTTGCCACTACGATTGGTATAGAACGGAAGCCCGTTTTCCATTAACCATTTTCGCTGGTGGCTTGCATATTTGCAGCCCGTTAATATTAGCAATTCATCTTCGGTTAAAAATAAGCTGCTCATAGCTATATCTCATAACCGCCGCTAACTATATGCGGTTAGCGGCGATCAGGGTTGAACATTAAAAATCAGCCTGACTCGGGATCAGTTTTTGCCAGATAGCTGAAACGTATTTTGCCTGGTAACGGGCGTCATCAAGTGCATTATGGCGCTCACCTTCGAATGGAATAGCCGTTCTGGCATCGAAGTCTATGGCTTTCCCCAGCTCAACGATTGTGCGTACATCGCGATCGTTGTAGTAACGCCACGGGCAGGGGATCCCCTGCCGTTCGTATGAACGGCGCAAAATTGTGTTGTCGAAGTTGGCTCCATTTCCCCAGACCTGAACAAAAAATTCACCGGAGTTTTCGTCGATAAATTCCCGCAATTGTAACAGTGCATCATCTAACGGGATTTCATCGGTCATAATGGCAGACTGCGCTTCACGTGATTGCTTCAGCCACCTTTTAATGACGTCACGATCAATGACTCCGCCAGCAGTTTCCAGATCGATAGTCTTACTAAATTCCGGTCCCATATCTCCGGTTTGCGGATCGAAAAATATTGCACCTATTGAGATAATCGGGGCATCCGGATTTTTTCCCATGGTTTTAAGGTCGATCATTAGATGGTCACACGTCCTGCTGGTGGATGTGATAACGTGATGACCGTTCACCGTAATTAAGGGATCTGCCGTCTCGCCAGTTTCACTATCGCTGGCGTGGTCCTGAGCGCTGCCAGCATTCTCCTTGTGTGGATGTTCAGCGCCTTCCATTTTCTCCGAATCGTCTTCCTGAACTTCAACCTGATACTCTTCATCGAATGTTTCCTGGTATGTTGCGTCGCCCATCACCGCGCCACAATCAGGGCAGTTGCCGCCGCCGGTCTGACCGCAGGCGGTGCAGACTTTTTCCGGTTCCTGTTGCGCTACTGGTTCAGGTTGTTTCGTTTCTGGCTCGTTTTGTAACGCATTTGGGCTGTTTTGTTCCGCTTTCTGGCCGTTCTGTTCCGTTTCTTGCTGGTTCTGATTCACTGAATCGCGGGTTTCAATCCCCTTCACCCATTTCGGATCATTCGGGTCGCTAATCCCTGCAACAAATTCACCACGTGATACAGCAAGCAACTTATTGGCGTCAGGCTGGCTGATATTGGCTGCCTGCATAATTTTGTTTACTTCGTCAGCGGTAACTTTTACCGG